CTGTTCTCAGATTTATAGCAAATGGCCTTAATGGGCCGATATCACCGTTTTCGCCCTGACCTTCACTGGTAGGGATAAGGTGCAGGCACTCTTCCGAACGACGAAAAATAAGGCCAAAAGCCTCGTTAAAAATCCTCAATGCATTAACACCACGAATTTTCAGCTCCCCGGTCATCAAATCACCAGATTTTTTTACATATCGCAGATCAAAATCTGAATAGATATTGCCGGGGTTTATCACACTGAAATAGCTTTTCTCGCTATCAAGAAGGCAAATCAAAGGAATACCCTTAATGATATCATTCGCTACCAGCTCGGACTTGTTCCCCTTATAAAGTGGGAACGAACCAAGAACCTTTCCGCCTAGTGTTAATTGAAGCGTCGCGGCGTTGGTATTGTTCTGAACGGGGAAAACGATAATCGGAGTTCGTAGCGTCCAATCTGTACCTCCATTAACAAAAAACGTCGAGGGAAGTTCCAGCGTCAGTGCGTTTGCAGTGCCGCCAGCAACACCCGCAATATAATGACCGCTCTGAAGCTGCGCTATCTGTACGAAATAGTTTTCCGAACCACGCGTGGCAAAGTTAGCCACAACATCATTAAGGGACCAACCTTTCGCGGTTGTTCCTTCCTGCCCACGAATGACTTTCAACACATCACCGCTTACCGATACCAAATGACAAATCTCAAATGCAGACTCTTTATTATCGGTAAGCGTAATTTTTGCATAGACGCGTTGCCCGTTCGATTTATTTTCAAAATCGGCAGAAAGCAATTTTGCAAATTTAGCCCCTGTACCGGGCATTACCGGAATATCAGTCTGAATCGTGGTGATATCACCAGCCAGTGCTGAAACAACGTTATTGCCGAACCCAAGAATCATTTTTGAATCACCGTTGTTGCATAAGAATAAATAAAAGGGAGTTTTACATATTTCTGGTCAATGGCATCTTTCAGAAAATAGCCTATACCATCACCATATTCTGGTATATGAATAGAAAAAACGCTGTCCGACACAGTCACGCTCACATCAAAAGTGTGCTGCAACGGCGGGTCTATTCCATTTTTTCCATGAATGAACCGCGCCACACGGCGCTTTAACCAGTCAATGCAGAAATGCGAACCGTCAGCCTTATAAAAATTCCACGTTAATATTCGTTTGAAATAATCATCAGGAACATACGATGCCTGCCCCGGAACATAATTCCGCATTGCCGCATAAGGGATTGTATTGTATTCAATGGTATCGTATGCGCCGCGTGCAATAGCCTCCTCGGAAACCTGTAGTAAAGGCCTTTCAACGCCATAAATCCCGAGTGCAATCCAGTCCAGCAATTGCCCGGTTATTGATTCCGATGTCCAGCATGGCAATGCCAGATTGTTGAGTGAATCAAGGTATTCCTGAGCAATTTCATTGTATGCATCAAAGAACGCAACAACATTCGGATCATCTCTGTACTGCACAAATGGATAAGCAGGGAGAATTTTCTCAGTCAGATATTGCATACTTGTTGACCTGAACCTGTGATGCCACCGTCGAAAAATAGGAATAGGTATCGCCATAAACCAGGCTTGTGTCTTTTGCCGGAAGAACAATATGGCCGTTAATACCAATGCTCACACTGATTGTTGAGATCAACGTCGCATCAACCAGCAATTTTACGGAGCTGGTAAAAATATCCTGGATTCGCAGCAGATTTATCGGGTGTCCGACTTCAATTGAATTGATGTAATCAGCAACGTTTTGCTGCACAGCCATAGCAATACCCGCCGGATCAACATAATCATCAGACACCGTGTTCCAGGTGATTAGCACCATAACATTTTGTGATGACGGGATAACGAAAGGCACCTGATAAACGTCCGGCGAAACGGTTATTGAAACCGTGCGTTTTTCCACTGCCGCACCGGACAGATTGCTAACATCGTTGGTCAGTTTCGAAATGTCCGGTACAGATTTGTAAATCGCATAAGCCACATCATACGGATCACCGCCACCAACAACCGCAACCCATTTCCCCAGCGACGACTGCCGGAAAGAAATCAGGTTTTCGCGCACACCGCTTACTGATTTGAGCATCGCTTTAAAGCAATCCGGTGTTCCCTGCACACCAAACATGCCGGACTCCATGACTTCGGCGCGGTAAGATGCCCACGTCTGCTCCTCCTGACCTGGCATCCCTGCGGTAAGGTTCGTGCATTTTACAGGCTGGTCTTTGGGTACTGATGTAATAACCTGCGTCACGGTCCCTTCCGGTACAGCCCATGAGCCTGACGTTGTGGCCACACAGTAAACTGGCTCAGTCTGCCCGCTTTCCGGTACCACAGTATCGCGGGAAACCGCATACTGGTAGTTACCGTCTCCAACCACAAATCCTTTAGGGATACCAAACCCCGGCAACGCTTCAAACACCACGTATACCGCCGTATTTGTACTTAATCCCTTCTGTGCTCCATATATGTTTCCGAGTTGCATCAGTAACGGAATATTCGCGCCGTATGGGCTTACAGAGTTAATAAGGTCCACCCGCGCCTGGTCTATTAATGCCAGCGCCCCTACTGCCGTGCTGGCAAGGTCTGTAATAAGTCCTGCCGGAAGGTTGGCTGTATATCCAGGTACTTTTTCAGCAACTCTGGTGATAAGATTTGCAAGCAAATCATTGGGTGGCGTAGGCTGCGCACCCGCACTGGTCATAGTAATTGGTATTTCAGACATATCTACCCCATAAAAAAACCGCCGAAGCGGTTTTAAGTTAACTTATTTTGCCTGTTTCATTTTTTCCACCCTCTCAAGCATTCTTTTTACATTGGATGGAGGATAGTTAAATTCATCGCCGTCTCCAAAAGAAATTTTTATAGGCTTCATTTTCATAACCAATTCTTTCAGAACCGCTTTACCAATTTCAGTTTTTGGTACTATAAAACCATTTCCATACAAGCATGATTTATAAGTTTTATAATATTCACCATTAATCAAAATTGGTGGATACTCTAATGGCCCATCAATTTGCACTGAATTATCGCAAAATCCATTGCCTTTAGATTTTGAAGCAATAAAAATAGCTATTGTCCCATCATCGCCATACATCAGGAATCTATTTTTACTAACACCTTCCAGTGGAGGTAATATTATCAGTGCACCATCAATATACCATTCAGCGTAATTCTTTGATTCATTGATTATGTTCTCATTAATTTCATTTAAAGATGAATATTCCCTGAATGCATTAGAATACCATTGTCGAACACATGATTCTGTTTTGCACTTCTCTCTTTCATTCCACAAGTCTGAAACAATTTTTCTAAAAGCTTTCTTATCAGCGCTCTCTAACTTTACTTTTTGATATAAAGAATTTAATTTATCATCAAGTTCAGATAATTCACTGTTGCTGCAAATTAACTTTTCAGAATATGATTTAGCTTTCGAGCAATCAAAAGATACCGCATTCGCAGTTCCGATTTGTAATAAAAAAGCAAACACTACAAATAATTTAAACTTAATCATCCGTAATCTCCTTAAAAACAGGAGATTAAATTTTACCCATTCTTAATGTCCGTTCAAGTTCATACTTTACAACCGCGCCCAGTTGAGTATGATTAAGCGCATGAGGCGTCGAAACCTCTTCTCAGTGCGGTCACAACCAACCCCGTTAGTGTTGGATTTTTTATGCCTGCTATTTAGTGATGGCACAATGTGCGGTCACATCCCCGAACAATGTCGGGAGGGCGACGAATACAACACCCGAAAGGGGAATAAGTCCGCGGCCTCACTGAGCCGTTTCGAACCTCCCGGCTCCACTCCGATAGTGGAAATTCGAAAAAATCAGTGAGGTCGTTATGACAATACAATTAATCCCCGTTTTCAACGGAACTATCTCAAACGAAACCGCCCTACTCTGTAATGCTCGTGATCTGCACGCTTTTCTTGGTGTAGGTAAGGTTTTCGCAGCCTGGATTACATCCCGCATCGCAGAATACGGATTTACAGAAAATCAAGATTACATTTTGCTTTCCAAAACAGGAAAGCAATCGTTAGGAGGCAGAGGAGGACATAACCGCAAGGACTACCACCTCACCCTAGACACCGCCAAAGAACTGGCAATGGTCGAGCGCAACGAAAAAGGACGCCAGATCCGCCGATACTTCATCGAGTGCGAGAAGAAGCTGCGCGAAGATACCACCAGCACACAATCCCCTCTGAATGTTGACATCATCATGCGCGTCAGAAACGGCTCGGTTACCCACATTGAGCACCACAAATCAGGCTCAGTTATCACCACAGAATGGGCAATTCACTTACTACGCAAAAGTGGATGGATTGTCATGCCACGCGATGAACTTCTTAACACGCCACTGGCCCAATTGATGCCCGAAAACTTGCCTCAAACCGGAACCTGCGTCCGGTAACTGGTTCCGTTAAAAAACACAACATCGATGTTATAGGTGGGGTTCTCTGCCCCATCTACTTTTGAAATTGCCAGCGATGCAAAATACCCGGCATACTGTTGCTGAACCATGTTCACATAGTAGTCCGGGTAAATCTGCTGCACGATGCACTGCTGCGCTGGAATGCCGTAATTCGCGTAAAACGGCGACTCCCCCAACCCCAGCTTTAACGTCTGAATGAGCGTCGTCAGCCAGCCGTAGGAGAAATCACCGTTGGTGTCAGATTCTACTGCAACCCATTTTTTGTTGCCGTTCGCGTCGTTGACGCGGCCCCATGTTCTCATCGCGCCCTCACCACCATCGGATCTGACCAACAAAATAACCAGACGCAAGAATCAGAAAGACCAACCAAATAAGCAAAAACTTCCAGGTGGATAATTTTTCAGCCATAACTCGAATCTCCCGAATCAGTTTGCTAAAATCAAACACGACTTCTCCTTGCCTTATTCAAGGTCAGAAACAAAAAGCCCCGACTGTTTGCCCAGTCGGGGCTTTCGCTTTATGGTCAGAATTTAAAGTGAAATGAACCGGTATTAACCAGGATTTGGTTTCTTCGACGTAATCGTGCTGCTGCCGCTTTGAACACCAGTCACATCGTGGCTGTGGCCGCTGACGCTCACGCCGTTGATAACTGCATCCATCTCGACATTAAGAGGACCAATCAGCGAAGCGGTTGTATCCTTCATCTGGGCTTTGTCCTGGACGATCGGTCCATTGAGGTGAATTTTCCCGTTCAGGAAAATATCTTCGGCCTCGAGGTAAACAGCTTTCGACTTTTGCCTGATTTCTTCCAGAGCCACCATTACCGAGCTACTGCCGTCCTCTGTTTTGAGGATCGCGCCATCCGGACCGTACAAAACGATTTTTTGCGGATCTTCGTCGGACCACTCCTTGTTTGCCAATGGCACGAAAAACAGGGGAGTGAGCGACATCGAGTAAGAAAGCGTTGCCATACCAGTTCCCAATCCGGACACACCGCGCAGGGATACATCAGCGGCAATTGTTACTCCTCGATCGCCCGGCTGTATCGGGTAACGGATATACGGGAATGTGGCGACAGGGATTGTTATCTGCGGAAAGTTGATCCCCTCGGGGAGCATATCAAACTGAACTGTCACTATCTGCCCGCTGACATCGACAACATGGCAGGGCAATTCACGGCCTTTAAGCTCGGCTTGCTGGTTACCAGAACTGGTCATCATCTCCGACAGTGTTCGGAGAAACGGTAATTTTTGAGCGTTTGACATTACACCCTCGCCCAGTTCTCAGCATATGCCTCAAATACCGTCACCCAGGCATCGCCATCGGCTGTCAGATACGAACCAATGTGTCTGACTGATTTCACAAGAAATTTCCCGGTGAACGTGGTCGAATTTTTTGCGATAACGCTGGGTACCGTTGTATTAGCCATCACAATCGACGCAGCGCCAGAATATAGCCCCTCCGGCAGTTTAACCACATCACCACATCTGATATCGCCTCTCATAGGGCATTTGAAACTGACGGTAAACGGCGCTATCCATGTCGGCTGCCCGACCAGTTCATGGGCATGAATTGTTTTTGGCTCACCCCACTTTGCCGATGCGTTATCGTAGATTCGTATTCTGTCGGAAAGAATACTGATGGCGATTCCGCTATACCTTTCATTACGCATCATCGCAATAGAGGCGTTTTTTACGACCATAGCCAGCGAACCAATCTCCGTATATTTGCCCGTCCACGGCTCTGGCAAAACCAGGTTGTCGCTGACTGTGCAATCAATAAGTTTATTGGGATATGCTTTTTGCAAAGCGCGGACTAAAACATCGCCCACCCTTTCCCCTGCTTCCCCCTGCCCCTCAATTGAAAAAGGTTTACCGTCATCGGTTTTGCGTATGCTTGGATTTATTACCAGGTTTAAAGTCTGGTTCGTGCCGATCCAGTTGGCATAGGCCAGATAAATTTCACCATAGATTACCTCCCCCTGTTGATCCTTATTTGCCAGTGGTAACCCCTGAACAAAGCCTGCTTTCATACGTACCAGACAACCCTGCAAACTTACGCTTTGCTTCAGCATGTCAATTGGTAATCCATAGATCGTCAGCATCGTACCCGAACAGACTACATCCAGGCCGGTTACTTCAAAGTCAAATTCAACATGCAACCCACATCCTGGTGTTTCATTGGTATCAAAAGGTCCAATGGGTTTTCCATTGCTATCCACTGGCGGCTTGCCTGTTTTAGGATTAATAATTTCCAGTCGGTAATAACGCATTACGAAACCTCAAACTGATTCGTACTTTCGCGAAAAACAAGTTTCCCCGGAGAGCAAGGCAGCGCCAGATTGATGTCGTAACTGTCAGGTGACGCGATCAAAGGCATGTATACAATCACGTCGCCTGAACTGTCTTTCAGTTCCAGGTAGTAACGATTTGCATACAGATTAAACGGAACGCGGGCGAATGTTTCATATTCTCCGATTCTGGCAGTGAACTGAAATGGTCCTCGCCCGTCAGGTTTGAAAGGAATTAACGTTGTCATAAGCCAAAACCAAACTCCTGCACGACCTGGTTCTTAATACCTGACCACGATAGCGCCCCGTCTGACGGCATCCCTTTATCAAATTTATCCAGAACGCTCGCCAGCGTTTTTACCGTTTGTTCGACAGACGACAATGGTTGCTCAAACTCAATCTGCCAGGTGTGCTGAACCTGCTTGTTCTGCTCAGAGAAACCGGATGTATCGATAAACGACCGCATCAGACAGCGCGTGTAGATGAAAGATGGCGTCATTACGGTGTAACAACCGCCATACTGGTTATGCATATCGAGCGCCATTTTCAGCGCCGTGAATGTCATCCCCTTAGTGATGTAGCCACCGTCCTCCGTTGATGCCGGACGGATCATCTGCATGACTACCCGGTTAGGCTTCTTGACGGTCGCATTCGCTGCCGTTACCTGGTTATAGAAATTCAGGTTGCAAATATCCTGCTGAACCAACGTTGTCCCCGCCATCGGGGTAAATGCCGCCATCGAGCGTGTACGAATCTCGCCATGCAGCAGACCGTTCACAATGCTTAGGCCTTCGGTCAAAACAGCAATCGGCATCACCCCGCCGGGAATTTTCGACGCTATGCCATCAACTAAAAGAATGGGCGATACTTCAAACGCCAGTTTGAAAGCTTGTCCAAAGTAATTAAGTGACATGGTTTACCCCGGTATTTGTTGCATTCCGGCGAGTTGTGCCAGTATGTCGGAACCTGGTTTTTGTTGAACGTCGAGCCTGATTACCTGAGAAGTATTATTTGGTGAATATACGTTTCCCCGGTTCATTGCCAGCGCCCGCATCACATCATCGCCACTTACTGCACGAGCGGCGTCCCCATTTTCATGGTTAATAATGCCCTGAATTAGCTTTCTCATTATCTCAAAATTAGAACCATCGATTTTCTCCTTAACACCTAATCCGGTGTACTGAGAGAGATAGCTTTTATAGGACGATGTGTTATTTCCATCAGATGAAGGGGCATAAATATCAATAATCTGATCAATCGTATTTTTGCCGCGTTTCAGGTATAGCATTACCTGCCGATCTAAGGCAGCAATGCCTTCCAGCATCGTCGGGAAGCTGGCAAAACGGGCATTTGGCCCCGATTCCAGGGTAGCCCCTTTTTGTCCTGCGAAATTAAGATTTCCGGGATTGTTATTCCTGATCCCTCTGGATAAATATGCAGATCTGTTTACTTGATTTGAAAATCCCTGCAATCCTCCAGGCCAGACCTTACCCGGATTGTTTTTTTGCCACTCCTGCACTTCGTTAAAATAATCAAAGTTGAAACGCCCCTCCAGCCCTTTCATTTCCTCACTGGTGGTTGGTGTGTCATTTGTAGGAATAGCCAATCCAGCTACTGTTCCGGCTGTAGCCCCAAGAAGACTTCCACCAACAACACGGGCGGCAACTCCGGTCGTTGTGGCTGCCACAGCACCAACTCTCGATGGTCCAGCAAGTACTGCGGCCCCAAAAAGCCAGGGATGTTCAACCGCAAAACCAACAAACCCGCTAAGTGCCTTAACAACCTTTGCAACATTTTCGGCAAAATTATTCAGGTCGTTATTAAAATCCGGGCCATTTACATACTTACCAAGTTTATCCAGACCTGTTTCAACATCAGTCAAAATTCTTTTAAAGTTCTCACCGTTAAGGAAATTTAGACCAGCATTCTTTACACCATTAGATATTCTAATTAGCTGTACAGAGTTACCCGACATTGCCCCCTGAAATCCGCTGGTAAGTTGATCCCAGTTATTTTCTAAGTTACTGGTAAGATTCTGATACTGGCTTGTATGTCCAGAGGTGAGCAACGAGTCATTCTGAGAAGCTCGCGATAAAAACTCTTTGTTGAGTTCAGGTATTTTGTCCTGATATTTGACTAACTGGTTAGCAATACCAAAATTTACCCATCCAAGGCCACGACCTCTGAGCATGCTCTGAGTAAGTCCGGTTCCCTCATACTCCTTTGCAAGAGCAGCAACTCTTTCTAACAATACAGGAAGATTTTCTGCTGCCCCTTTTTTAGGATTTATCCCTAATCCAATTAGCCCGTTGTAGGCAGGATGCTGAGTATCATTTTGCGCGGCTGCCAGTGTATTGAGCAAATTACCAACACCGGAAAAATAAGGCGAATAAGTGCTTTCTGCCGCCTTTAACTCTCCTGGAGTTGCCTGCAATTCATCAGCATTTTTCTGTTTCTCTACAACATTACGAGCCATCATGCCAAAGCCAAACGGCCCGGCAACGCCCATAACCGCAAGTTTTGTCCCCCACGATACGGTGGTTTTAAACAGGTTGTTTAATCTCGAAGTGGTCGTCCGTAGCGTAGAATTGATCTGCTTGTAAGTTTTCAGCGTCTGTTTGGCGTTTTTCCCCAGCCCGCTGAGATACTTATCAAACATCGTTTCGCCGCGACCTTTATAGTTGCTCACGAACGAATCCGCTGTTTTTCCGCTACCGACAAAGCGCCCTTTTTCGTCCCTCACTCTCCCGGATACATCCGGTCCTGTCCGACCAGAATTTGCCGCCACGGGCAAACCGGCGCCCCCGCCGCTCCCACTCTGCCCCGGAATTTTCATCGGAGTTCCGGCAGGGCCAATCATCAGACCATTGCGATACTTTTCAAATATCGCCTCAAGCCGCTTGAGGTGTTCTTCATTAACATCCAGCGTCAGAACTGGCATCTGGTTACCAGCCATCACAATACTCCTGCGAGATTTTTGAATTTGAGCAGCTCACGAAACTGAGCTGCTGTTTTTACATTCAGACCGGAATCTGCACAGATGTCTCTGAATCCGGCTCCGGCTGAGTAGTCGAGGATGTCGCTGATGACGTGTTCGCCGTCGCGCCAGAACTGGCGGCTGATTTCAATGTCGGCAATGAAGCGATCCATTCCGTAAGATTCAATGACGAGCATTGAGTGCTCCATATTCCATTGACCACATCCATAGTCCCCTTCGCCTGCTCCGGTGAATTTATCGACGAGACGCATGTAAAAAAAATGAGCTCACCCGCTACTTCGTCCAAATCAATGATTTCACGCTCCAGCGCCATATCGAGAGGGATTGTGTCGTAGCCTTTGCCCTCCACTGGATAAACAAGGTTTGCCAGGCGAATGACCTCATTAACCAGTGTATTACGGACCCCTTTATCACCTTCCCAGGCATTAGAATCACGCGAGATCCGCTCCAGCATCAAAAAAGCGATACGTGGCCCCGCAACGACGCCAAGACCTTCGGAGAAAATGGCAGAAAAGGTTTTACTCAGAATGAAGAAATGCTCTTTAAACACCTCTTTGCTGATCGGCGTGGCATGGATCCAGCCATTACCCTTTTCTGTCCGGACAGGAATAATCAGATTCAGATTTCGGGAGATTTTCATACCAGATCCCACATTTCAGAGTTGATGTAATACGTACCGGTAATGGTGATGGCTACACCCGGCTCGCCCCCGGCGAAGGTCATATCCTGCACGTTGGTGATCGCCGTGTTATAGATATCGAAGTCACCGAACACCGTGCTGTCGCTATACACTTTTGCGTCGCCGATCGTGGCGTTCTTTTCCCATTGCGCCTTGAATTGTTTTCCCAGCGCCTGGCTACGCAGCAGATGAACACGCGTCTGTAAAATCATGTATGGCTGCGGCGACTGCACGGCTCCCGTCATGGCGGGTAAAAACTCCGTAATATTGCCCTGAAAGGACAATTCGACGCCTTCTTTTGCCAGAAATGAGGCGGACACATTCAGTTCGGAATGAGAGGTGAATTTAACGCTGGCGCGAACCCGGTTAAGGGTGCCAACAGGGATCATTGGATTAGGCACGGTTCAGTCCCTCACGAAAGCTGCATTGTCACATTGATGTTAAAAATGATTTCGACAAATCCGCGCATCGGCGTATAGGAGGCCGAAAGGCCCGCATAACGCCCGATACCGTAATCATTCGGATTCGTGTTGATATACTGGCGGAAAGGCACTGCATCGACGACAGGCTGGCCGTTGACCAGGCCGTAAGATACGCCCGTATTGAACACCGCCTGTGCGACCTGCTGTAGACGGTCGATCCCGTCCTGGTTGTAGTAAAGCGGGTTAATTGGGTTATTGCTGCCGTTGATCACCGTGTTGGCGAGCTGCATATCGACATTAATCTGCACCCAGTCCACGGAATACCAGTACGTCATATCGTTACCGTCACTGGTAACGCCTTTCACCAGAATCGTGTTGGAGATTCCGCCCTCAGCCCCCGTTTCGACGTAGTTAATATTCTGCTTCGTCATCGTGGCCAGAATGGAATTTTTGCCCTTGTGGGCGTTTACCGCCTGTAGATAGCGAAATGCCATCGGCGGCACCTTGTTGATTTCTGAAGGTGATGCGGAAACATAGTTCCACATTACGGCTGCAGCCGCGTTTGTCGCTGGGTACGTATCATCCGCCGTTGCAATAACCGACTTAATACCGGCATAAGGCGAAACGTAATTCGTGTCGTCCGGCGTTTTCGTCAGCACGAAGAAATACTGCATCGCTTCGTTGGCGGTGTGGAGTTTTGCCAGACTGATAAACTCTGCGTCACCATCCCACGGCTGCGGCACCAGATACGCATAAAAACGCAGGAGCGGATCTTCCATATAAGTTTTCAGTGCAGCGATTTCCTTACTGACCCCGCCTTTCTGTACTCCCAGTTCCAGCAGGTAAATCCCTACTGAATTTCCCTGGGCAAAAAACGTGTTTACTGCCGTCACCAGATTTTCACTGTCAGCAATAGAAAACTGCCCCAGCGTCACTGGAGAACCGGAAAGCTGAGAATCAGCAATCGTCCAGGTCAGTGTTTTTTCATCCGTGACAGTAGCAGTATATTCGCCATTCCACGCATCGGGCGAACACCCGGAAACAACAATTTTCACCTCAGAATTGTTTTCGCGTCGGATGTTGCTCCCTTCCGGAAGCGTCATCGTAACGGTGACGTTTGCCGCAGATTTTCCTGCGGCAGCCGCCGACAACGCAGCAATCGGATTCTTAACCAGATCGTTAATATCCTGATTGCTGGTGAGTAATACTGGCTTCCCCGGCTCATGAGTCGTGGAGCCAAACGAGAGAACCGCAGACATCTGCTGCAAATTCGAGGGTATGGCCCCGATGGTCTGGGACACATTCACCGTGACGATATTAAATCCCATTATTTAACCTCATATTTACAAATAACTTTTTCAATCAACTGCCGGGATATTTCCCGGGCTGTGCTCTGGTAGTAATTCACGTCAAAATCGACAATCTTTTTCTTCGCCAGAGCGTTGATTTCAACCTGTCCCGACTTTGCGTCCTGAACCACCGGAATATTGGTTACACCAAACTTTTCCTCCTCCAGCGCCCTGTTCACCACCGAGTCGACAAGATCCAGCGCCATTTTGTTGCTGAATCCGTAAAGCGTCAGGCGAACCGAATCCAGGACGAGCTGGAATCGCTCACCACCGAAAACAACGGGAGCCACCTGCAACGGAATACTGTTGCGAACATCCACCGCGATATACGGAGGGCGAAGGTTCTGAGGTACCAGGTAAGACGGATACACGGTCGCGGCATCTTTCATTTGCAGCCAGATCGGGATGCTGTTGGAGATGATCTGCTCGTCGCTGATATCCTCCTCGCAGTCGATAATCTGAGAACGCATAGTTGGTAAAATCGCCATGCCTCGATAATGAAAAATACCCGACTGCTGATAACGGCTCTCCATTCGTGAAAAAGCGAACTGGACGCCGCCGTACTCACCGAGATAGATCGCATCGGGATTTTCCACATTAAAATCATCAACCTGCTGAACAGGCGTGAAAATAATGTTGTTCACATCCTTCGAGACAGACTCGTCCTGAATTGCAATAACCTGACGATGCAGGCTGCCTTTGATTTTCAGACGAGTTGGTGACTCAATATTCAGGCGAAACAGTTCATCGCAACTGATGATTTCCGCATTAACCCAATAGACAAAACCATCCAGCGGCAGAACCTGCCGGACATAGAGCCTGAACGTGATTTCCTGGTCTGACGAGATGGTTTCAACTGCGGATTTAAGAACGGATGAGAGCTGCGAACTGTGCTGTTCAGCTAATTCCTCAAGACTCGGCATTGTTATCTATCCACGCTATAAAGCTGCCCTTAAACAGGCCGCCGTCTATGAATGACGGACGCCGCTCTCCGGTATATTTGTCCTTAAGCCTGGAGTTAACGCCCAGTAGCGCGGCCTGAGTTGGCACAGGGTTTCCGTTAATCGTCATCCCGGCCATTTCTTCAGTTTCAAGAAAAATATGGAAAATCTTCTCAGTCCCTTCCAGAAAATGCTCGCCTGGTAGCGGAGCCTTATGCTTAAGGTGATTGACCAACTGGTACGCCAGTTCAGTACCTGCCTCCTGGATAATCTCGTCCTTATGCATTTCCCAGAAGTGCGTAAAAATTTCGTATCGCTCCTCAAGGTCACAGGCCACGTTAAACGTGGTTTTTCCCGGTTCGTCGCCGTAGTCATACGGCTGGTCGATAACCCCAAAACAAAGTTTCATGGCGTGTAACCCCATACCGTGCCCATCTGCATCAGCACCGCAACAACCTGTCGCCCATACGGATCCTGTAACATCTGCAAATCCAGCAAAGAGAGATTACTCAGCGCGTCGCTGATGGTGATCGAACCCGATGTCCCCTGGTCTGCTGCCGCGCTGACAAGCCCGGTAGCAAGTTTCCCAAGGTTGAGTTTTTTTCTCAGGTCGGCAAACCACGAGCCGGGAGCGAAATTCAGGAGAAATGAGGCGGCAGCGTTATAAACCGTTCGCACATAGATGATGGGTAAACGCTCCAGCCCCTGATCGTGAGGGATTAGCTCCATCGCAGACTGAAAGCAACATTCCAGCGTCGGATCATCGTCAGCAATAGCGTGAACCGGTACTTTCATGTCATCACGAACAAAGCGAATAAATCCCTCCAGTGACGGACGCAGGGTCATTATTTTTTAACCTTAATATTTCGCTTTGTGCTGGGCGGATTTTCCTGTTCGGTGTTGATCGCTTCCCCGGTGATTTCCATCTCAATACCGCCCGGTTGAGGTTTTTCGCCGCTCTGAATCACTGCCTGATCCACTGCGTTATTCAGCGATACGGCGCTGGCCGCGAGAATTTCCTCTGACATGGATTCCAGATTTTCCGTTTTCTGCTCCGCGCAATCCTCAATGCGACCAACGCTCACAGGCTTATCGATGGAATAGCAGATACCGGAAAAATTCTTGTCCACCTTGTCACAACGCTGGAATCCGTAAGGCTCATGCTGTCGGATGATGTGGTCGATAATATCGGACTGATTTTCGATCATATGCTGACGTCCGGACGGAATTGTCACACCGAACGACTGCGTTTTTTCGGGGAGTTTGTAGTTGAACGTGTGCGGCTGACGTGAGCAGTTAGCGATGTAGAGCTTCATAAATTTTTCCCACAAAAAAGGGGAGCATTTAGCTCCCCGCGTTATCAGGTTGAACGTTTATGCGTATTTGGCAGACAACAGGGTGATCCCCTCAGGGCGGAAGTTCCAGCCCGGCGTCGCGCGCATGGTATACAACGTGGTCAGGCCACCATCCGGCATAGGGGATGGTATTTCCGTCGGCGCTGCCATATCACAGAACATCACGTTGACGGCCTGCTGGTTAGGAACCAGCGTGGAGAAAATATTGGTGTTAATGGTATGACGCGCTTCCGGAACCTCAATCGTCGGGTTCGTAACGATGATCAGGTCATTACCACCAGCGCCTTTACCGATCAGCGTGTCGTCCTGGCAGAAAATGATGTCGTCGCCTGTCGCCTTATCGGCGACATCTTTAACCATCGTTCCCACCGTTCCGGTACCACCACCAGGACGCTGATAACTGGTCAGCTCAACAATTCCTGTCCACTCCAGCGCCTTCATGAATCGCTGTGGGCTCAGAATAACAGTCGTTAATGGCTGCCCCAGCAGCAACATGCGGGTTTTCTGGTCAGCAATCAGGCCAAGCATAAATTTAGCCATCTCGCCGGAATCCCAGGTGGTGTATGAATCGTTACCTTTGCTGTCGTTGCCCAGATTCAGTGTCACTGCATTCGGGGAGTTGGTGATCCCTTCGTTATTCTTCGCTTCAACACCGTACAGCAGCATATTACGCAACATTTGAGCGTGTCCCTGGCGGTTAGCCAGGCGCAGGCCTTCAATCAGAGAATAGCCCCAGCGATCTGCTGCATCAGTATCGAGATAGCTGTATTGCGAGCGGGAAGAAATTCGGTAAGTCATCATCCCGTCATAGCCACCAGAGATACTGGAAGACGGTAACTGGCCCGGCAGAGACTGGCTGACCTGCGCCTGCGAGGTCATGCGCAGATATTTCTGATAGACCATCAAATCACTGGAACTGATTTTTACTGCCGGAGCACCACCAGCCAGGACTTCAAACGCCCCGGAAGCCATGCTCTGTTGCACGATCATTTCCGGCAGCACCATTGACGGCGACACAATAGTAGTCGCAGGAGTAAATGCGCTCATTAATTAATATCCCCTTAAATTAAAAACAGGCCGCACGGTTTGCCGATTTCCCAGACAACGTTACCGCCATCCTCTTTTTTCACCGTCAGGTTTTCGTCAACTGAAACCATCAGCAACTTAATATCCACTTTCGGATTAGCGCCGGGTGATCCCGAATAAACATCAACCATGTTTTTCGTCAGATCCCACACAAAACCACTGGCAGCAACGGTGTTATTGCCATCAGCCAGCGCAACAACTTCTGCACTGACAGGGAGAGGAATGCGGGCGCCTGAGCCAACGCGGTAATAGTGAACAAAGCCACCCGCGAGATATAACGGCACCGGATTATCCGGCGTGGTAATGCCATGAAATGCCTGATTAAAGACAGTAAAGGCGTTACAGGCGTCCTTCGTGGCCTGCTTGATAACCGCCCCGTTAACGCTGTCTTTCGCGGGAGCGATGCACTCGATAACACCGACACCACCCCATACCGGTTCACTGATTTTGCTGTCCAGTCGTCCGGAGCAAAGTTGCAGACGAATTGCCGGATCATCCTGCGCATCCCCCTGCATCAGCCCACGGGATTCGACGTTAAAAAGGCCACCAAATGCTCCACGGTTTTTAAACGGATGAAAGTTAATATCAGCCATTGTTCAGGCTCCCTTGAGTGTTAATTTTTGCCAGACGACGCCCCGGAATTTTGAAGGCACTCAGCCAGACGTTCGGATCGCCCTGATATTCAGTAATGCGACGCCCGGCTTCATCGTTGCGGATACGTTTATGCAGTTGCCCCTGCGTACTCATCATTTCTTTTTCGATGGACTGACGGGCGGCACTGAAAATTGCGTCCTCAAGCACAGCCAGCGTTGCAGAATCCGCAATCGCGCGAATATTGACGTCCTTATGTGCCGGAGAGTGTTTCTGCATAGCGATTAGCGCACGCTTGCGGTAGTCCAGCGCATTTTCACCAGAAAACGGTGCTGGCGCGTTTTTACCGCAGGCACTGAATGCGGAGTCGGCTTTTGCCTGCGCTTCTGCCAGGGCAGAGTCATTGCGTTCTTTTTCTGCCTCCTCGTCAGCCTTACGCTGTTCTTCCGCTTCGGAATCAGCCTTTGCTTTCTCCTCAGCGTCTTTAGCTGCCGCCTCGTCAGCTTTGGCTTTTTCTTCCGCCTCCTTTGCCGCAGCTTCATCAGCTTTACGCTGTTCCTCTGCGGCTTCATCGGCTTTGGCCTTTTCTTCGGCCTCTTTTTTCGCCTGTTCTTCGGCATCCGCCCGCGCTTTGTCCCGCTGTTCCAGTGAGTCCATGCGCGTAACGACACCATCGATTTTCTGATTAATGCCTTGCAGGGCATCGCTCACAACCCCCTGTAACAGGGCCTGGAGTTCTTCTTTTTCCATCTCGATTTCACCTGTGTTTGTCACTTCAACCCCTGCGGGGATCCGGTCTTTATCCCACACGCCCAGCGAGCCGTGGGCTTTCGTCACCAGGGCGATGTGATCAACCAGGAAAGGAACGCCTTCGATTAAAAAATTGGTGTCACCTTCCTGTACTTCCACATTTCCTGATGTGCTGTTGAACACCACCGACGGGCTTGTCGAAACATCCCCCTCAGTGATTTCTTCAACAATGCTCTGGAGGTAAACGCGGCACACCGCCCATACCTCATCACCCCGGATATACGGCAGCATGACGCTACCGACGATCCGCGATTTAAAGTCCTCCTCCGTCAGAACTGCGTCGTCAGGATGGTTTGCGATAACCGGAAGGCCATTGCATCGCCTTAAAAACTCCTCGTTCAGATAGAGCTTTGGATCACGCCAGACGTGCTCTTTCAGCCCGGCGCGATAGGCAAGCCCGGTTCCGGTTATTCGCAAATTCACCAGCCACATGTTGGAGAATTTCACCGGAGACGGTACGGTTCCGTCCCTGATGCGTTCTGCCACTTCAAGCTCGGTTAAACTCACGTTTGCCCTTCTCCGTTAAAAATTCGTCGGGTAGTTTCTGAGGGGCGTAGATCGGCAGTGCATCGCAACTGCAATAAACCTCCTCCCCGGCAGCAGTGATTTCGTCATAAAAACCATATACGGGCTTAATCAGCCCCTGCTCCAGCGCCCACGAATTGCGGAGGAGATAAATTTTCTCGTCGCGCTCTTTGTGGTCCTGTCGGTATTTGTAGCCCGGACGCCGCCAGTTAGAATGCCAGCGCAGAGCAATCGCTCCACTCTGAACAGCCAGCAGATACTTAACGTTGCTTGCCAGCTTATGCCCCTGGTCAATTGCCACCCGGCGACTGATAAAATCCATATCCTTCACGGACTTCTGAAAACCGGACTTCACTTCCCGGCGATCAATTTCGCTCACCCCGTCAGGCGGAATGGACGTAACCCACCCCTGAAAACGCTGTATGGTTTTCTCGATGGCCTGTTCGCGGTTGAGTTTTATCAGGTTGGCACTGGCGAAAATTCGCCTGTCGAGTTCCTTGCGAAACTCAGGTTTCAGTTTTTCAACAGTGACTTTTTTAGGGCCGTCAGGAGGCTGCTCCCGTAATGCCCCGCCGTCGATGACAAGACGGCTGTAGATGGCGGTGAGATGTTTTCTGGCTACGGTATCATCAGGGGTTTCTCGCTGAGCGGCTACACGGAGTTTCCGGCACCATTCGAGCAATGATTTTTCGCTATCCCACCCGTGATTTACGTAGTAGTTAACGGCATCCGTCAGAACCTCATATAGCGTCCTGATCCGTTTCTTCTTCCTCACCGCCCGGCTGGAAATTGCCATCAGGCGTCTCCTGCTTCGGTGGTTCATAATTCGCCAGCGCGTCCACATCAATGATGAGTGGAGCTTCGCCATAGGTTTGCGTGGCATTAACAAGGCTTGCCAGCCATTCAGTGACGGCGGCACGGTTTTCAGGATCAACCTGTGGCGACACGGCAGAGAAAAGTGCTATCGCCTGTTGAATCACTTTACTGTCGCTTTCCCGGCGTTTGTCCGGCGACTCCTCCACCAGCTCCTGCCATGTCGCGGTAAATTCACGTCGCCACTGGTAAAACGTGGTTTTATAGTCATCAGTTATGATGTCCGGGTAATCATTTTTCAGCGACTGATAAAATTCCTCGTTCCAGGCGATGTACTGCACCAGGCGTTCGAAATAATCCATCACAGGTTCAATCTGCTGGCGTACACCATCGATATACTGGCTGATAGCTTTCGAATCCTCAGTTCCTTCACCGAAACCATTCGAGAAAGCCTCCTCCTTGATGAGAATCGCGGGAACATCGCTACCTGATGCAATATCGGAAATAATGTTGTCGCGGGCGGCATTTAGCGCGCCATCGATGTTTTGTAAATTCAGCGAGGTAACGTCCTCATCCTTCCCGATACTAAGCACACCTTTATTTTTTGCCTCTTTGACATTTTCCCTTTTTCGTCCCGTGGCGGCAGCCATGATCCCGTCAAGTTTCGAACCGTTTTGCACAACTTTAGCTACCAGTACGCCCGCTTTCTGACTGACGAGATCATTCGCCTCCATCGTGTTGATATAGGATTTCAGGGAATAAAGAACGCGCTGAAACACGCTTCGCCCGGTGAATCCGAACGATGAACTCTGAAACTCCAGATAAATCGGTGTGCCGTTGAAAATTTTCAACGTGCGTGACGGATGCCAGTCTTTTCCGCCAATCTTCAGCTTTTTATTGGCTTCCTGGAAAAACGGACTGTTTGGGTTCTGGTCAGTCACCATCGAACCGGAAGCGTTCAACGGATCCCACGCGTTGATATACACATCCTCTTCTGTCAGTCCGAACGTCGGAAGCGGTTCACGACATGAAACACTGTCGGTGCCCACGCCGATCGCTGCGGCACCGTAGCAACGAGACAGAAAAAACAGATTTTTAATCTTCTCGTTGACTTTCATACGTTCCCATACCTCCTGAAAACGCCGCACAACCCTCTCGTCAGGATCTGTCTCCACGTTATACTGTCGCGGCTTACACATCGCCATCAGTATGGGTTTTTCGACAAGTTTTCCGCCCAGAGGATGGAATTGCCACAGCAGCTTACACAGTTCATAGCCGATATCGGTTCCCGGCTGAATTTCTTCAGCCTCAAGAATACGCATCAGTGCCGAACCGAGGCCGCCAGTAATCTCGATCTCTGCCATCAAAAATATCCTGATTTTTTACAACGCCGCGTAATTACCGTGCGCAATGATCAATCCATAGGTGTAACAATCGAAAAGGTCATCAGCACGTTTATGCGCGTCTTTGTCTGCCAGGTGGAACCCGGCGATTTGTTTGATGAGGTGGTTTGCGGTTGTGCGCTTGAATGAAACGGTTTTGTCGTAAGCCTCGCGGGTAATTTTGCATTTACCCTGGTAATGGTGGCTGGAAGCCAGCACCGCGCGCTCGTCTTTCCCTTTGCTGGTTAACGCTGATTTAATCGGCGTCATATCCCAGCCTTCGGTTTCCGCTTTCTGGTTGAGGATTGCGCCCATTGCGGCATCCTCCATGAATACCCCCTGACTCCCCAGGCGCGGGCGGCAGAGTTGCGCCAGCCGCTCGAGGTTGTCATAAACACCGGGGATATACTCAGGAAGCAGCGACGCTTTAATTTGCGTCACATCCCAGTCGATAACGGTCAGTTTCGGCTCATCGGAATACGTGGACTCATACGCGAAGTAAACCACGCCTGTCCCGTCGTTCTCCGTCCCGCCTTTCAGCGCCGTATCCATTACCGCAAAAATCATGTCGCAGTGTCGCGGCATCTCAACCGGCTGGCCATCCACCAGCAGCTTATCGACATCGAGTAACGCGTCTTTGGACCAGTCTACGAACTCTGCAAGATATTCCTGCTGCCAGACGCGCGGATCGGATTTCTTCTCCGTTTCCTCCAGTTCTTCTTTCGGAATATACGGATTCGATGAAGTTGGCGCATGGTGCATAACAAATCCCAGGGATTCATCGTGGCATATCGCGTAGAAAAAATTGCTCTCGTCGATACCGTTTGGTGTGGAAAATACCCACGCACAGCCACGGTAATCGACAAGCGTCGGGCGTATCGCTCGGGGCCAGATTTCCTCGAGCATTTCCGGCGATTTAGTGAATGCGGCCTCATCAATCAGCACAGCGTGATATTTACGCCCACGCCCGGCCAGTTTGTTATTGTCCGTTACCCAAAAGTCGATGCGCCCCCCATTACGGAGAATGATGCGCTTTTCATTTTTTGACTGACTGAGGATCAGCGGTTGCAGAACGGCGCTAATTTCATCCCAGATTTCCTGGTACTGGCGGTATTGCGCGGTAAAAATCCCCACCCTACCCGCGATAAGTTGCCCGGTGGTAGGAACGGCAAATTTCCGCGTAGCGAAACTGGTAGCGATGTTCACCAGCATCACCGTTTTACCCCAGCGACGACCACAGCATACCGCGTGGAAGCGTTCTTCTATTGCCGCCGTCCATGCAGCTATTTGCCCCTCATGAGGTTTTGGGAGATAGATTTCAATCGACATTATCCACTCCCGGCATCGGCAGAGAGTTGTGGATAATTATTTCGTTATTCTCACCACCCACGCCTTTTTTGAGGTTTTCAATCTCAGTGCGCAGCTTTTCGTTGCGAAGCCTCAGTCCTTCAAGCTCCAGATCATTGCGACTGTCAGTTGCACCACCAGCAGAACTTCCTTTCGTCGCCATTATCAGCTTGATAAGTTCGCGCCGGGCGGCAGCCTTATCCTCCAGCAGGATCTCAACACCAAATTTCCCGAGCTTTGCCCCTGCATATAATTGCCGCGCCTCCCCATCAAGCAGAGTGGTATCAGCCATATAAAGCTGCCCCGTTCCCTCACCGCAGCACTTCGGGCAGTCCGGATTGGGTATGGCGTTATCAACAAAGCCGAGGCCTCCATATTCCGGCTCGGGTTTGCCATCTCTGGAGGCCTGTGCCGCTGCCTTATCGAATTCTGCAATATCACGCCACTGGTAGAGATGATTCTCGCCCCAGCAATAACGGCAGTTAACACGGCGAAATTGTGCCAACTGATTGGGGTCGGCCTGGACAATAGCCATCAACTGGCTCACCAGTAAATCCAGGTCTGCGGTATAGCGTTTCTGATACTGATTGCGGAAGTAGCTGATAGCACGATAAACCCTGGCATTTCTAAGCATACGGCTGGCGTTGCTGTTAGCTGTCGCACCTTGCCCCTCATAACCAGCCAGTCGGTATGCCTCTGTCGGCTTTTTCCCCTGAGCAACAAGCATCGCAAACTTAGCCTGCTGGTCAGAAATGCCGAATTCATCGGGGCAGAACGAAAATTCCTCCGCGTCGCCCTCATTCAGGCACGCATCGGATACTGGCTTTTTTTTCTGAGATTTTCCGTTCCGCTTTTGCGCAGTCTGCGCAGATTTTTTCTGCGCACTTTGTTGCGCAGTTTTGCGCATTTCTGTCTGCGCATTTTTCGGAGGTTTTTTGATGTAACGACGGGCTGTTGCGTAATTCAGTCCCCTTGCCTCACACCATGCCACCGGAGATACACCGGAGCGGGTGTATTCAGCAATATATTCCTGCTGCAACACCCCCCAGTCCGGTCTGCTCATTAGTTAGTCCTGATTTTTATCCACCCTGAGTAGTTCACGCAGGGCAAAGGCATCCCCTTTTCTGGCAAGCTTAAACAATGCCGCCCGTAGTTCGGCTTCACCTTTCGCTCTGCCCTTACGGATGGATGCGTAAAAATCTGTCATTGCTTCCCGATTTTCTTTCAGTCGGTTCAGATCAACATCCAGAACGTCAGCGATTTGTTGTGCAGTCATCCGGCACGCTGCCAGAGACTCGACTTTCGAATACGGAATCATTTGTCACCCCCATTGATATGCAGGGTGTCTTCTTCCTGTATTTTTCGTGAAGGATTTTTACTGCAGCGTTGTTCCAGGTGACCTGATGGTGAATGCGTTTATGGCTGGCCCCCATCAGTGAGATTTTTACGCACGAGGGCGCATACATGACGGAGTAAAAACTTTTAACGTAGGTTCCGGAATCCAGATACAGCTCGGTCATTCCGCCGCTGTTTTTCTGCGTCTGTTTCTGCCCTAACTGGACAGCACCGATCGTCATAAACAATTCACCACAGCGACCGAGATTCGTGTACGTATTCACATCCTCGTTAATGCGCCCCATGAATGAGAACGGTCGATCAACCGAACAGATAAAGCTGTTCATTGCCTTGCGTTTCACCCACGAAGCATGGCCGCCATTGTCACCAAGAAAATCCCCGCCCTGCGACATAGCGATGGAAAGCGCGGGTATTGATTCGTAATACGCCAGCATTTCAGAAAGGATCGCATCCAGTTTCCTTATCGGGAAATAGGCCTGGTCATAGTTGCGATCCACCCGAAACTGGAACTCGTGATAATCATCATCGAGCTGAATGAAGTATTTACACCCGACCATTTTTGCCAGGTCGAAACAGGCATTACGGGCGTAAAAAATTGAGCGGCGGTCACCGAAATTATCGGCTTCGTCAAAACGACTGGCGATATCGGCTTTGGAAAACACCAGCACCTGTTCACCAAATTCAGCTATGTACTGATGCCGTGTCTTATCTTCATCATCAACAACGATAAAAATTTTCCCGGTATAGCCAGCACGACGCAACGTCCGGTAAGTCAGAACTTTGTCCGGTCGCCCGTGAGTCAGAATAAAGGCGCAAAAATCATCACGCATATTCCTCCTCCCCGCCATGCATGATCTCCACCATGCGCTGCGTCATCCGGACAAAACCATTTTCGATGGCTTGCTGATAATCAATGATCACCAGTGCCGACTCCTCAAAAAGGCCCTGAATTTCAGCGGGGGCGTGAGCGTAATAGTCTGCAATTCTGCTGAAATTAAACACCGTGTGGCGTTCTGCCGCGCACAGGAGGAATTTTTCGATATCAGGCTCAAGGGACGCCGTACGTATCCGGCTGACCAGCTCCTGAGTTTTCGTATCGTCGTACAGTTCACTGATATCCGGTTCATCCCCTGACGGCTCATAAACAGGCGTATCAATTTTCGTCGTGTACGGCTCATCCTCATTCGCTGTACCTGGCAAAACATCCGTTAATAGTTCGTCAATTTCTGTCGGGCAGAATCCTGTCAGGGAGATATCAAAATCAGCATTGATTAGGTCCGACAGCTCCATCCGTAACAGATCTTCATCCCAGCCAGCACTCATCGGCAGGCGATTATCAGCCAGGCGGTACGCCTTTTTCTGATCATCCGTCAGACCAGACAGAACAATGACCGGAACCGAATCCATTTTGAGCGCCTCAGCCGCCATAACACGCCCGTGCCCCGCAATAATTTCACCCTTTTCATCAATCAGCACCGGATTTGTCCAGCCGAATTGCTTAATGCTTTCAACCAGCTGTGTCACCTGTTCAGGAGAGTGTGTCCTTGCATTGTGCACATACGGAGACAACTCTTGTAACAGTCGATAGACAATATTCAATTTTTCGCTCATACAACCTCGCTTTATGAATAAAAAACTAACAGCAGCCAGTGGAGAGCATTTATCATTAACATTTACAGATAAGATGACGTACATCATTGAAACGCCATTCAGCCATATACCGGCAGCATTCGTAGTTGCACTCCGTAACTCTGCGACTAAGGTTAAAAACATGGCCCTCTTTCGCCACCGGCAAATCTTCCATGGATTTCCCCTGCCGGTTTTTTATTTTCGTCGATGCATAACATTGCATTTACATCAATACCGTCTATTGTCATAAGTATGTTGTACCGATGCTCGGGTGATATTGGCGGTCTTCGCCGGCCGGTTCTGTGTAGCTGTTCCCTGTGACCGGTTTTTTATTTCTCACATTATCGCAGCCCCTCGCTGAAGGGCTGCTGTAATGTCTGTTACTCTGTAACAACCGCACCTTCCGGTAATTCCATGCCGGCAAATACCGGACAACCCGGATGACGATCATCTTCTGTTGCTTCCAGCATTGACTCACCAAACCACTGCGTCGTGGCGCGACCATCTGCAGCCTTGTAGTGGATCAAGTACTGGTTTTCGCCATCCGCATACTGCGCGCGGGCTTTAACCTCCCCCCATTCATCACTGATGCGCATCTCCACCAGTTGAGACAACTCAAACTTAAACGGAGCAGCATCAGCACCAATTACAATCGGTTTGTTTTCTGTTTTTTCCATCATCGTCTCCTGATATCGAAGCCCGTCGCCGCACCGGGCGCTGATCAACATTTGAGTATTCGCGGCGACAGAAAGAATTTATTTAATTGAGTAGCCACAAACACAGAATTTCATGCTTTCCGGACGCTGACACATCCTTCATTTTTCAGCAAAATATTCTGCTCTTACAGGCGATCAGTTCTGCAGACACTGCCGAACACCGTCGACAATTTCACAGACCTGATAAGCTGTATCAAAAAGCTGGCGCGCTTTATCCAGGCTGACACATCCCACCAGGAAAAAAGGCACCAGTATCGCTACCAGCGCCCATTTCACCGCCGTTCGAGGCATTCTGTGTGTCCAGTGTTTTCGGCTCATGTCACCACCAACGCACAGCCCAAATCAGAACAGCGACCGCCACAAGGCGAATTGCAAAGGCCGCAGCCCTTGTCAAATCAAGGCTCGCGGGAGTTTCCACTTCAATACCTTTCATAATGGACAACCTCAAAAAGAATCTTTTATACTTTCCCACGAGGATTTTCTCCGTACTCACTACTCACAATTTCCTCTTTGACGTGAAAACTAAAAACCCCGGACTGTTCCAGCAGCCGGGGTTTTGTTTTTTATTTACTGCCTTGGGTGCGGCATCTGGCTATTTCATTCCTGGCTTTACTGTCACCGCGACAGATACAACGCACCGTGTCTCCGGTCAGCGTGGTAATGTAAGCCTCATCCTCTTTTTCTACCGGAATACATGGAATATCCCCGCCCAGGCAATACTCAATTTTTGCTGCAAGATGAGTGTCACGCGGATAGAACTCCAGACGATACATATTCCCCAGAACATGCACTTCTTCAACCTGACGACCATCTTTAGTTACCGTGATTTTTTTCAGTGCGTACATACGTACCTCCGTTCTTTCGTTTTTTGAGCAATAAAAAAGCCGCTCATGGCGGCCCTGTATGTTTTGCAAGCTATCGCTTCAATTGAAAATGTGGGCCGTCTTTAAGCGTCCGCCAGTCCCCGCCCCATTCGATGGCAGTTCCCAGCTCTGCGGCAGCCTGCTTAAATGCCTGCGCGATTTTCTCGTACAGAGGCCAGTCCCATGACACCTGGCTTCCAATGTAGGCCACAACATCCACCGCATCACCGGTCAGGTGGCGGCTGTTCATGGTCTGGCTTTTCCCTTCTGCAACCAGCTGTTTCTGGCGATACTTACTGCGCAGGCCTTCCGTAATACCGAAATCAACCTCCGACAACTCCAGAGCGCGACGAACAACAGCAACCAGCTGTGGTTTGACGCCCTCCAGATTTTTCTCACTTCGACGACTGAATCTGAATTTACCGGGCATACTCACCTCCGTAATGAAAGGATTTTTGATACGTTCCCGCGTGCTCGTATCACCAGCACGCAGAACACCAGGTTAATCAGGACGACCAGCCAGTTACCGGGTGGAAAGCGACCACACAGATAACAAAGCGGCGCAAAGGCATAAAGCAGCATCAGCAGCCAGGCCAGCCACGACATCAGCGGTTTATGTCTCGACTCACCACGACGATAAAAAAAGAGCGTCAGCACGATAACCGTGCTTAACACCACATTCAGTAATCCGGGAAGGTTACTTAACATTACCGCCTCCACCCCGCAGACGGGAGAACAGCCCGGATACCAGCGATGCGATATCCTGCTGGTGGATGAATGAGAGAATCTTCACCGACACCACCGATACCAGTACCGCGCAAAGCGCGTCGAGAGATGTGCTGTGGAGATTCAGTTTTTCAACCAGGTAAGACGCCATCACATCCGCCCCCAGCACGCCAACAATGAACGACACCAGAAAATGCGCTGCCACACGCCAGACAGAAATCTTCTGTGGTATCGTGGCCACAAACAGCGCCCCTGCGAATGCACCAAACACAATCCCGAAATCCGTTCCGGTAAACAGCCCGAATACCGTCGCCCCGCCGAGCGCCGCAGCCGTGCCGGAACCGGATAAGGGTTCAGACATACTTTTTCTCCTGTAAATAAAAAAGGGCCTCTGTCGGCCCGTAAAAAAACACCCCATCAAAGGCACCCGCAGATGCCTTTTGTGTGGTGTTATCTGGTGTTTTCTGGTGTGGTGTGTGCAGGACACAGATGTGAAAAAGGTCCGCTGGTACGAACCCTGTATATGGATAAAAAAATGCCCGTCAGGAGACGGGCCAGAGCATTCATCGTGTAGTAATAGAATTATATTTATATATGGTCGCCACCAGAATGAGTCGTCAACCTACAAAGCCACCCTGGCTTACTGTACGTGTGCGCATGGAACAGGTAACGACTCATTCTGCTAACGACGTTTACAAGTAATAATCACATACCATTATGTAATACAAAAAAAGCAGCACTGAAACTGTAACCGTTCAGATATTACAGCATGAAGAAAAACAATAGTACCTACAAAGCTGTTCTCCGCGAAAATTCGCCAGTGCTGATAAAGCTATGCCTCGTTTGTTTTACAAGAGAGCGGGTAGCGGGAATCGAACCCGCATCATCAGCTTGGAAGGCTGAGATAATAACCATTATACGATACCCGCATATGGTGCCGACTACCGGAATCGAACTGGTGACCTACTGATTACAAGTCAGTTGCTTTGCCTGCTGAGCTAAGTCGGCGTTGGTTCCTCGGGAGTGAGATGAGATGCCCCGATACATAATGTATCATTCCCTCGGAACCACAAAAATAATACTAATAAATAATCAGGATGCAATATTTACCAACTATGTAATTGTAAATTTGTTTGAATAAAAAATTACTAAACACGCCATATCGCCCCTCTAAAAAAGGGGGTCGTAATAATATAAGTGATACTAAGCATCACATTACTAAATACATTGTATTAAGCTGGCGACCCGATGCGTAATCCCTTGATATTAAAAACTCCAAACAAAATCAGAATGCCATCTGAATACACAAAAAGCTGGCTTCACACCACCCTGTATGTGAACGCAGAACTCATCACCCCACGCGCTTTCGCAGCCAGTACACAACCTGTGTCAAACGCTGGCAGATGAACAATGAAACTGCCAGCACGGTCACCTATCTTAGTTCGCGTCTCGTATTCTGCTTGATAATAAGTTTCCCGTTCTTCTCTTATTGTGCATTTTTCAGTTTATCTGTCAGTAGCATTTTGACATACCAATAATTCCTGTCGAGAAAATCAGTGAGCTAAAAAACCGTATTCACAGCCTCGGGCACGTTTAACGTACCGCACCACTTTTCGGGCGTAAAAAAACCCACATTAAGCGGGTTTTCAGGTGTCCATGTCTGCTATACGCCTCGTGATACAGCTTTACGAAGCGTACCAAAATTGAAGCAGTTTGTACGTAAAAAATCAAGCCATTTTTTGAGCAAATGATTCTCGCATGGGAATGTATAGCGCATACTCAGCAACAGCCAACCAATTAGCAATTCGCTTTTCGCATGTGCTAAAACACCACTCTGGGTGTGCATCATTTAGCAATTCAGCCATTTTTCGCTTAGTCATCCCCCGCCCCTCATAGCGTTGCCGGAGAATACAAATCAATCCCGGATGATCCGCCATAACTTCGCCAATAACTCTGTCGATTATTAATGCCTCTGAATCGGCACAATGTGCCAGCCAGCTCTTTTGCTTGCCGTTAATCATATCCCGCAAAAAAGCCTCAAGTTCAGGCTTGTCCAGACCTGCTTTTTTCATCCTCCGGAGCACCTCGTTAATTGCCGTTTTTGTCAGCTTTTTAGAGGTCAACATCTGGTTAAACATATTCCCTGTCTTACCGCCACCAATATACGACCAGCGCCCCCACATACGCAGTTTTCCCTGAATCCAGACACTTTCCAGCGTAGTGAGACGAAGGTGTTCTCCGCTTTTTCCTGTATTCGTTGGGTAAATCACAAATATCCCTCCTTTCTCCAGATTTCTTGTGTGCGAAAAACACCTTCTGCATGCATCAGGCGCAATTCTTCTTTGGTGTAATCGATGGTTTTTACTCTCCCGTCGATTAAATCGTGGCACGAGCTACAGGCAATCGCCGCCTGCATATCGTGTGGTTTTGTCGCTGTTCCACACGTCCCCGCCAGCCTGTAATGTGCCAGCACAGACGTTCCGGGATTGTGATTGCAGTAGCCAGGAATTCTGACCTGGCACATCTGGCCCCGCGCCGCTTTACGCAAATTCACCATTACGCAAACTCCAGCAGCTGCGCGGCCACATTTTCGACTTGTTCCGGAGAGGAAAATTTACGGAACAGGATCCAGTTCCACAGCACATTCAGTACAGATTTATAAACCTGCTGAAACTCGGTTTCGTCCATATTCGCAAACGCGATTGATTTCGCCCTGCGCCCACGGCTACCATCCGGATAAAAATGCTCGGTGTAAAATCCGGCCTGAATGATTACCCACTCGCGGAAAGCGTCAAATGACTTAAGCAATGCCGTATCCCGGGTTCTGCGTGTCGCAACTGTATTCAGATATTGCTCTGCGGCTTCGCTCAGAGCTGGCGTATGTTCCCGGCCTACTGATTCACACAGGTAATCAACGAATCCTGATACCATTTCTCGTTCTCGAGGTGTGATCGCCCCACCGATCGGAGTCCAGTAATCGAATCCCAGTTGCAGGAGTTTGAAAAAACGCTTGTGGAATGCGTAGTTACGCACACGCTTAAAGTCTGCGTGTATCCACTCACCTATTTTGATTTGATACAGAAAATCGCAACTCTCCGGCGTCGCCGGGAGAAGTAATCCGGAAGAGGTTTGTTTGACCAGTTGTATATGCGCCATTGCTTTCTCCAATAGCGCTGTAGGTTGCCAGGTGTTCAGGCTGGCTTACGAATTATAACTCATTCCCAAACTACCTTGAAACCGAGCCTTTCCAGGTATTCAATGAATGCCTCGATAGATAAAATTACATGATCATCAGGAATTAACGTTGCGTAGATAACTTCCCCATTCTCAACGCGCACAGCATAGAGGCCATTTTCACTAAAAATTTCACGCAATTCTTCGATTTTCATCAGCAGAATCCTTCTGGATAAATAACTTTCCCCTGTTTGGGGGCCATCCCTCTTCTCCCTGCGCGCCAATCAAGTAATGAGATTCTATTTCCCCCGTAATTAGCCTCAAGAACAACAAATCACAAAAACACAAAAAGCCTGTTTGATTAAAAATAATCGTAACAAAAAACCCGTCGAAGCGGGTTAAGTACGGGGGCGTTGAAGATGCCTGACACATCAGAGGAGGCGGGAGATTTCTCTCCCGCTAGGTCTCTTACTCCTCAGGTTCGTAAGCTGTAAAGACAGCGACCTCCGTCTGACCGATTCGGATTTGTACCTCACAGAGGTCTTTCCTCGTTACCAGTGTCGTCACTATGACGGTTAAACAGATGACGATCAGGACGATTAACATCACCTTTTGCTACTTTATAGCCTGCTATGCCTTTCATGCATTCTTGGCTATACTAACCTTATACCTACAACACGAGAGACGCAGAAATGACCGTTCATGGCATATCAACAGGCAGTATCGTTCACTTACGTGAAAAAGATGGAGAATGGCTCGTAGTGCACATTCTTAATGACGACATTGTATATGTCCTCAAAAATGCAGATTCAGGTGAAGAAATAAAAGTCACTCTTCAAGACATCAATACACCCAATAAATAATCCCTCCACAATCCCACGGGGGGGTATTGTTCTTCTTATCATCACAACCGCATCACACCACCAATTGCTCATTGCTGACAACACCCCAGCCATGCTACTCCTAAACGGTTTTATAGTGCTATAGCCCCGGATGTCTGTTGTCGTCAACAGACATAACAAGCTAAAATAACAACATTCCCCAACAACGAAGGACTTAATACCATGGCTCAGGTCTATTTTGATACTCTGAAATTCGTTGAAACCCTAGAAGCCGCCGGAATGCCTGCAGCACAAGCTCGCGCCATATCTGCTGCAGTAAAGGATTCTCACGAAGCGGCAGAAGTCGCTACAAAGCGCGACCTGAACGATGTTAAAACTGAACTAAAAAATGACATTGCTGCCATTGATGCAAAAATTGATAAACTCACCCTGCAACTGACTGTCAGATTTGGCGGGATGCTCGTCGTTGCTGTTGGCGCACTGGCAGCCATCATGAAGCTACCTCTTTAAAAAACCAGCCCTAATGGGCTGGCTTTTGTTATCCCCAGCAGAAAATCGAATACACCACCAGCGCCACCGCCATCGCAATTCCTGCCGTTGTGAATGCTTCAGGCCAGGTCATCGTAAAACATCCTCCACGCTTGTCAGTCCGTTTCGCTCCAGGTAGTCCATCGCCTTATCCGGCAGTTTGCAGTCCGGCTTCGCTTTCCTCAGTTGCCAGGCTAACTGCTTTACCTGCATAGTTAACTCGTCGACCAGACGCTGATACCCCACTGGTTTGTATTCATAAAATTTACCAACTGGCGCTGCTGCCAGCGATTGCAGTGCAATTTCCAGAACAGCAATATCCATCTTATATGCGCGAATGAGGTCATGGTCGATTGTGCCTGGTATGCACAGTCTCTGTGATTCAATAGCCTCCTCTGCGTGGGCTATTAACTGCTCTTTGGTAAACCGTTCTTCTTTGGTCAAAGTCGCCATTTACTCTTCCACTTCGTCTTTTATTTCGTAAATTGAGTAATTGCAGTGATTAAAGAAAACATCAATTGCCTCGTTTTCTATTTCCTCAGGAGTCGCATCATCATCCACTTCAAATACATCTTCACGCACGTTACCAACAATCCTCGTTTCGATAACTATTTTGAATTTTCGCATTGTCTTACCGCCCTTTCGGGCGGCCTCCTGATGTTTTGAGGGTGCAGAAATCCCTCCGGTTAAGGATTTAATAAAAATCACTTCTGATTTAAATTTCAGTGTCTTATTGTCAGTTTGTTTATCGCTTTATGCCTGAACCTTATTTCTCATCCATACACAAACCGGGCCGTCTTCCGTGTCATGAATGGAGCCAATAAACCACCCATCACCCTCTGGTCGTTCCGGCTCCCATGCGGAAATATCAGGACCATCCGCATCCGGATTAAAATCATCTTCATCCATTGCGCGAATGGTCCACTGAAGATTATTCGCCTTCATCCAGGCATTAAATTCTTCCGTCGAAATATACTCCCGGCCATCACAAAATTTTTCATATTCAGGATGTATCCAGCAGCCATATGCATCACGTTCTACCGGCATTTCTTTGATTTCGTTCATAACATTAACTCCATTAAAATAATGCAAAACAAATTAACCACACCACTACAACCGATGCTATTAACACCCTGATTGCAAACAGTGGACTGATATGTCGAAAAGGATTTTCCCAGATAATAAAAGCCGCTGCCAGAAATGCACTGATCAGGAAAACAATAACAAACAGCTCAATTTTGATTATCCAGAACATATTCACTGCATCGCCTTCTGTAAAATAACCGCATGCCCCAGCTTCTCCGCCAGTGCCAGTTCTGCCCTGGCACCTGCCGACCGCTGCCAGTCTTTCAGCATGTAAATCGCATCCACGCAGCGAATCATTGCCATGCAAATATCCATGTAGTGCGGCTGCGTCAGTCCGTCCGGAAGTACTGCCGGATTTAAGACTGTGTGCCCATCCCGTTTCAGTTCCTCTTCCACCTTGTGGAACGCCTCACGGTTGAAATTTTCATAGCCCGTCATTGGACCGGCGATATAAACCCTCACTCCAGAACCCTCCTGTTGAAATAAACGTAGTTATTCACTGTGCGCAACGGCATTCCGAATTTTCTGGCAATTTCTCTCCTGGACACGCCACGCTGATGCAACTGTCGCACCAGCTCAATATCGCTCTGCGGATATTTTGTTGACTGGTGATAATCACCACGCAACATCATGCCGATACCCAGTTCCCGTGCTTTCGCCCTGACCGCCGGCTCACTACGACCAATCAGACTGCCGATGCTGTCGACTGTCATCGTTCCCGCACACTGCCGGAGCACCATGATTTCAGCCCTGCACCACTTCTTCCAGCCACTCACCGCTACCGTTCTCCGGTGGCGATAATCTGTCTGACAATATCCTTGTGCCTGTACAGTTCCCGCAGCGCCGCGCAGACTCGCTCCCACTTCCGGACATGATTTTTCGCCCGACGCAGTTCGCGGTTTGCCATATGCAGTGATGGTAAAACCAGGTCATCAGCTCGCGTTTCAGTAAACGATGGCAGCGAATGCACAATGTCCGCCACAGTTTCTGTTTTAATATCTTCCTGTGTTGCAACCTCCTGTACTGGTAACGCAACACCGGCTGGCCGAGAAAAGGCTTTACCAGGTGTTTTCGCTACCGATACAAATTTCGGCTCTGCTGGTAAATTTTCCCCGGTTTCTTTTACCAGCATCCACTTACACCCCTTCCCCTGTCCCAGCTTAATCGCCATGCCATCGCGGCAAAGCTTTTCCA